GGGGTTCTCCGGGCACAAAAAAACCGCCTCTTGGGCGGTGTGAGAATGGGGTTAGGTAAGCAATTTAGTCAGGGCCGGGGCCACGTCTTATTGATCGTTACATCGAAGATGCTGGAATAGAGCACCTCGTCGGGGTACATGGCCTCTTCCTCGCTAATGATCGGCGCTTTATTGATCAAGAGTTGGGCACTGAACTCCCAGATCCGGTCATCACCACCGCGTGAGTTCGGGAGCGGTGTGGGGCCGTTGTAGAGCTCGGCAAATTCCACGTCTTCATACACCTGCAGCCCCAGCGGGCTCAGCAGCCGCATGTTGAATTTCAGCACGCCGCTTTTGAGGGTGTGCCAGTAGAAGCCCTCGAAGACCTGCGTTTGGCCCGGGCGCATCCGGAAGCGTGCCGTGACCGTCGTGGGGCCGGGGCCGTGCAGGATCTCTTTACGCCAGCGGCCATTGCCGAGCTGGGTGCGCTGCACGTTGTCGGTGTGCTGTAAGCCGTAGTCAGCGCGTAGCGGTATCGGCAGCCCCTCGGGGTAGTTGATCGTTGCCATTAGGTCGCCCCATTTATAGATATGTCTGCTAGTCTCATAAGCTCAATCCACTTAAATAGGGTTTCAAAATGGAAATTTCAGTAGGCGCATATAACCCAGACGAATCGCTGGCACCGGTTAACGTTACTTTTTGGGATGAATACGATGGCACCAACTTTGACGTTGAATGCCACTTGCGCGTCCCAAATGTCGATTCACGCATTGAGCTATACAACTCCGCGAAAGCAGCAGCACTGCCTCGTCTAAAGAAAATCGTTGCAGAACTTGAGAAGCATTTGCAAGAAGAGCAATAAAGCAAAGGCAGCCTAACGGGGCTGCCTACCCCAACCGAGATAGTGCTGACCAGCTTTGGTTACCTTTCCGTCAGTGGCCATATCGTCAATTAGGCTGGCTTTAACAATATCAATCGTTAATCCGCCACCCTCATCTCTACGAGCTGACACTTTAGCGTTAGTGCTGTTGTTGATATTCACATTGAGGCCGCTTCCACCGCCATCACCAGGGCGGTTCATCTGACTTTCCACCCGCGCCAGCGTGGCGTCCAGCTTGGCGCTTGTCTCGGCAGTGGTAACGCGCTCGCCTTTTTCCAGCAGCCAGGTGCCGGTTTCAGGGATAGAGTCGATACCGTCGTGGGCCATGCCGATGCTTTGAATAGATGAGGCCTGAGCTACTTGCGCTGCAGCAGCCGCTGCCCCAGCCACTGGCGCCAGCACTGGCCCCACCACAGGTATACCCACCACTGCTTCATAAGCCTTGGAGAATGAAGAAGGCACCGCCATTAACGCTTTGCCGATAGCGAACGCTTTCTCGGTTGCGAAAAGCGCACGGTAGATGCTGCTTTGCTCCCCGGCAAAGCCACGGGCGAGGCCTGCCAAATCTCCGAACGTGCTTTCAGCGGCGGCCATCTGGGCTACCTGCCGCGCTCGCTCGATGCGCATTAACTCGTTTTGGTGCTCTTCCTGAAGCGCTCGTTCTTGAGCGTCCCACTGCTCGGTCAGGTCGGCACGTTCCGATCGGAACTGTTCGAGCATTTCTAGCTGGGTGGCATACCACTCCTGCAGCTTTTCCTCTGCTTCGTCGATCTTATCCAGCTCACCGAACGGCCCGCCGATGGTTGCATCTAGCCCGCCGTACTCGGGGGCATCTACAAACGCGGCTTCGGCAATGCGAGCGGCGGTTTCCGCATACTCGTCGCTGGCCACGTTGACGGCATCGAGCACGGCAAGGCGTTCGTGTAGCTGGTCGGTTAAACGCTGCTCAGTGGTGCGTAGTTCTAGTAATAGGTTTTGGTAGTCGCTGGCGGCTTGCTCGCTGGCCTCGTAGGCGGACACCGCATCTAACGCAGCGCGGGCGGCGGCTAGCTGGCTGTCGGTTGCGCCATCTTGGGCGAGCTTATAAAGCACCAGCTCATCTTCTGCCATACCAAGTGTTTCGGCCTGCAGCTGTAACGCTGCAACTTGCTGTTTGATGGCATCCGCGTGGTTTTTCGTTGAACTGCCACCAGCGTCGGTGTCTGTATCTGTATCAGTTCGATCGCTGCCTAACTCAGAGATTTGTTTCTCTATCTCCGCGCGCTTTTCCGCTAGCTCGTTTTGCTTATTCTGAATCTTTACCATGCGCTCCCAGGCTTCGGCCTGAATGGCGTGTTGCCGCGCAATCTCTGCCTCCGCGCCGCTCGCTAGCCCAGCATGCGAGTCATCATAAAGCGCCTTTGCCCGCTCCAGCTCTAGCACTGCTAGCGTTGCTTCTTGGGCTGTCTCTTGAACCTCGCCCAGCGATACAGAAAGAGCGTCGTAACTGTTATTTACCGCCGCCAAGCTACCGCCATTAATCGCGCGGGTAGCGTTGTCGATGGCATTTTCTGCCCGATTAGCCGCGCCGTTTACTAATCCAAGTTCTTCGCGAAAGGCATAGATAGCGCCCACCGCTGTCCCTGCCACCGTGACCAGTGCCCCAAGGGGATTAACACGGATGGCGGCGTTGAACGCCCACTGCGCAATGGTGGCGGCATTGACGGCCAGCCGGTAGGCGGCATATGCACCCGCGGCGCCCGCGACGCCTGCGGCTAACCCCTTGATTATATCAATCTGGGCGTCGTAATCCCCGGCGTGGAATGCCTTGGTAACGTCATTAATAGAGTCCGCCATGTCGTTGAGCGCAGGCGCTAACTTGATAGCAACAGCATTACCCATGGCTTCGGCTGATAGGCCAATGCGTGCCAGCGCATCATTAGCTTCTTCTATCTTCGCGGCATCGAGCATAGATACCGATAACCCGTAATCCTCTATCTCTTGCCGAGAGCTACGAATAGCATCCCCGCCCTTCATGAATAGCTCGGTGGCATTTCGCTGCTCAAAGCCAAGCTGCTGAAGGTGACGCGCGGCTTCCTGCGAAGAGACACCAGATTCTTTTATGCGGTCAGCGATATAGGCGAGCTTTTCATCAACGTCCATGCCCTGCATTTCTTGCAGGTTTAGGTTGAGACGTTCGACAGTTTTAAGTGCTGGCCCGCCGTTCATCTCTACCGCACCCAGGCGGCGGTTCATGCGGTTCAGCGAGGCTTCCATGCCATCAATGCCACTATCAGACGCTTCCATATTGACGGCACGCAGACCATCAATAGTGCCACCCAGTGAGCGCGCCAGCTTGGCGTTGGCGTCGATAGTGTCCATGCTGGATTTGGCATAAGCGTAAATGCCCGCCGCCGCCGCCGTTGCCGCGCCAGCGACAGCGGCAATACCTGCCCCTGCTTTTTTGGCGTCTCGCTCCATCTGACGCATTTTTCTCTGCGTCTCGCGCTGAGCCTTATCCATAGGGCCAAGAAAGTTGCCAGTCTTTAGCACCATATCTAGCGTTAGGCTGCCGAGGGATCTAACTGACATACTTTTCTCCAGGCGTAAAAAAACCCGCCGTGGCGGGTTATTAGAAACTCTACATTAGACGCTAAAGGTCGCAGGTAAACTCTACTATTGAGTTATCAACGTTCATCCTGCGAGTTTTTTGCCATAAATAAACGTCGCCTGCAGTGTATGCAAAGCGGTTGTAGCCAATGTAACCACCGTAACTATTTTTAGCGTTCACTTCTCCGCAAACAGCCATCAGCGGCCCATCTTCCGCTACGGAGATACCATGCAAGTCTCGGAAGTTAGCGGAGTCAGGATCTTTTAAAGCATTTCGAACAGCCGCCTCCGCCTCTGCAATCTGACTTTCATCAATCTCAATGCGCACATTTGTGCTTGGCGGCGTAGAACTCTCCGCTTGCGAGCCTGAGCTTACATTGCTATGACTTCCCGTATTGGCGCATCCAGCAATTAGTACCGATAGCAAGACCGCAAAGATTAGGTTTTTTTTCATTTCCCTTGCCTTTCATCGTTAATGAAACAGGGAGAGTCAGCAAGCCTAACAACTACGCCCTGCTGAGCTAGCCCAGCAGGGAACGTATCGCACTTGGCTAAGTTTTGCTAGCTACTCGCGTGGCGCTTTTACTTGAAACGGTTGCCGCTCGCCTTCCGTGGCGTATTCATTGAACTCGCTCACCGCCTCCATTAACTCCACGTTGGCCGCTTCCAGTGCTTTGATAGTGGCATGGGCTTTTTCCGCATCGAAGGTATACACCACATTGGGCGGCGTATTGCCGCCCATGGTGCCGTGCAGTTGGCGACGTAATTCCATAATGGCTTTGTTGCGCTTACTGGAAAGCGCTTCGATCTCTTCCTGCAGCTTTGCGCAGCGTCCAATGGCTTCGTAATTCGTGGGCATGATGGGCTCCTGTTGGAAATGCTACCGCGCCGACAGCACGTTTTG